ATCAGAGTTTCCGGCTAACATATCTCTTAGACCTTGAAGGAAATTTAATGCTCCTCTTGTTCCTTCTACCCCATGATTCAACACCTCATCTTCAAGGTGCTCCATGTGGAGATTCTTTTGTTCAGTTAAGAATGAACTAAATGCAAACATTATCCTGCTATCTCCGGAAACATATCTGTATAATCGCTGACATACATTTCTGATTCTGATGAAGTATCGGGATTTCCTACCATTTGTCCTCCGCTTTTCCATCTGAAGAAAATAGTAATTTCCATAATTTTTTCTTTAGGATCTGCGGGGTCTGCTTGCGCAAGTAAAATAAAAGTATAGCCCGCTCCGGTTGTTTTCCCCTCATAAGAAAATGAAATCTTTTCAATAGAATGATCAAACTCGGCCTTTGAAGGAACGCGTCTAACATCTGTTCCCCCCTTACTGGCATATATCATAGGTTTCGGGCTGACACTAATTTGTTTTTCAAATATTGTCGCTAAATTTTCTTTTATTGTTTCATCCCTATCGTTAAAATACGTACCAAATATATCTGTAAATTGTTCATTCCTATATTCTTTCCATTTTTTCCTGACGGCAGCAGGACCCTGATCAAGAATTTTTCTACAAACATATCTAAATTGTTTTACTCTATCTTTATCACCTTTTTTGTCATGATAATCGTAAACTTTTCTCTTTTTAGGAACAAATAATAAATCATGAAATACCTGAACATCTTGCCACTTTATCCTCTTTGCTTGGTATTTGTCCCAGCTACCATAAGTTTGGCTTTTCCAGCCACCAAACAATTTTATAGCTTCGGTTAGTGCATCATCTCTCGATACGCCTGTTGGTGTATTTGTCTTTGTCTTATTAGGTATCCAAGCATTTAAAGATTTCCATATCAAGTCCAACCAAACTGATGTCATTTGATTCCATTTTTCTGGTACATCCTTGTGTAATTCTGTAAGTAATTCTGTTTCTTTTCCAGCTCCTAGTGCCGCTCTTGCAAATTGATTAACTGTTAAGTTTTTGAATTGTCCTTCTCCAAATTTTAGAGATATTCCTTGTCCATTATACGCAATATCTGCTGCTCCAAAATCTGTTGAATCGTTAGTCGGTCCTGTCCAATAAACTGCTCCAGTTGGTTTACCTATTCTTTCTACTACAGCCTTTGCGACAGCGATTGCATCTGCTGCCCTCGCCGGCATACCTTTTTCCTTAAAATGGGCTTCAGTCGCCCATTTACTCTTCAGTTCTGTAGATGGATCTTCCCCCACAGGAGTTTCTTTTACAGTAGGATCAAAGAATTTATATTGCTTCATTCCTTCGAATTTTGATATATCTGTACCTTCTCCGGCTCCCGGACCTTTAGCTATTACGACTTTATCACGAAAAAATGGAAATATATCGGCTCCTTTTTTGATACTTCCCGCTCCAGTAGTAGCTGAATCATCAGAACAAGCTATTGCACATATTACTTCATGAAAAAATGTCGTATCTTCTGCACTTGCTTCATCTAACTGCTGTATCCAAGTTTTTAAAGACTTCATCAATTTCTCCTAATTAGAATAGAATTTACTGATATATTTATAATAACTAACTATCTTAAGCCGGCTCTGGATCTGGAAATGGTGGTAATTCACCTTCATATCTCTTTTTTAGAACTTCGTGTACAAAAACATCTCCACTAAGTTCATGCCATCCTTTACAAGTATCTTCATCTACTATAGCACAATAAAAGGTTCCAGCTGGATCTTCCATAACATAGATCATTTCTCTGTCAAAAATGTCGCTTTTGTCTGTAATAAATAAGACATGAATCATCGTTCCCTTTTCAGGGTTGATGTAATAGCAATCGGGTTCGAATGCTTTGAGGGTGGGAACAGATAGGGTTTTATAATATGCTTCCCTATCTTCTTTTCTTTGTTTTTTATATTCTTCTAAATCAATTATATTGTCATCACTCAAATTTATTCTCCTTTGATGCATGTATCATACTTTTTATCTCTGGTAAATACAAATAATCTAAATTTGAATTTCTTAATGCATATAAGGCATCATCTAAGGTTTCTACTATAGGATCGCCTGCTAAATTAAAAGAAGTATTAAATAATATTGGCACTCCCGTCTGCTCATAAAAGAGTTTTATTAAATTATAAAAATGTAAATTTTGACTTTGTTTCAATGTTTGTACCCTACAAGTATCATCAACATGAGTTATGGCAGGAATTTCATTTATTTTTTCCTTTCTAACGTTCAATGCATATAACATATAAGGAGATTCTTCTAGTCCTCTCATATCAAACCACTCATTTGCTCTTTCATGTAATACTGTTCCGGCAAAAGGTCTGAACCATTCTCTTTTTTTAATTCTATTTACAACATCTTTTCCATCTTTATCTCTCGGATCATAAAGAATACTTCTATTCCCCAATGCTCTCGGCCCGGCTTCAGATCTACCTTGATAAAGAGCAACTGGATTTCTTTTTAGTATTAGAGATATAACATCCTTATAATTAACTTTACTTATAGATTCGTTTTTATTTAATTTATTTTTTACATTATTATAATCGGGTTCAGGACCATAATATATTGTATTCTGTTTTCTTATGGTTGTATCTCCATGATTTGAATGCCAAATAAATTTTGCTGCTCCAATAGAAGTTCCTGCATCTGAAGAAATTGGATCTATATATAAATTTACATCTTCAGGTAAACCATCAAGATATTCATAATTTGCTACACAATTAAGAAAGAATCCTCCCGACAAACAAATATTTTTACATTTAGTTTTATCAATAATATCATATATATATTTTTTCACATTTTCTTGACTGACTTTTTGTAAAGCAAAAGCAAAATTTGCTTTATCTTGAAAATCAGTCGTAGGTTCTCTCCAAGTTAATGATTGATGATCTAAATTTAAATCTGGTTTCTCTGGATTAATGTAAATAAACAAATTTTTATTTATTTTACCATCTTTATAAATGAGAGGTAATGAAGAATCTTCTTTTCCATATGTAGCCATACCCATAATTTTTCCAGCATCTAGGGGATGAAAACCAAAGTTTTCCGATGTGAATTCAAAAACTTCCGCTGGACTTATAGTATCATCAATTTTAACTTTTTCTGTAGAAAACCTATCTAAATCTTGAGTTGTTAAATTGGCATCTATATATAGAGACAATAGAAACCCCACATGCTTTTCAATTACTTCAAAGTCAGCTGGATATTTACAAGAAAAAACAGAGGAAATTTCCCTACCGCAAAAGTTATCATCATCAAAATAATATTCTGATCCTGCTCCATCTTTAACAATACATATTGCTTCTTTAAAACCTGAATTATAAAATGCACAAGATGCATGCATTTTATGATGATCTAACCCCAAATCTTGTATGCCAAAACCTTTTCGGCAAAAAGACTTATTTAAATTTAAAACAAAGATTGTGTAAATATCATGTTGAGTCCAATATTCTCCAGCTGGAGTTACTTCATTCAATCCGGCAATACTCAAATTATCTATATAATCAGTAAAATCTTTTATTTTAAAAAGTGCAGTAAATGGAAATTGATCATATTTTATTCTAGAAAATCTTTCATTTTCTATATGAAATACAATATCTCCATCTTCCAAGAGAGCAACAGAAGAGTTATGCCCTCGACTTATTCCCACATTTATCATTGTAAATCTTTACTCAAACTTAAACTCCCCAAAATCTTTTTTAGCCTTTTTAGAGGATGTATCGAATAAGGGAGTCTCTTGTTTTTCTTCTTTACCAGTATCAACTAATCCAGATTGTGATAATTCTCCCAAATCGGAAAGTCTCATTTTAGCTCTATCAACTCCTACTAAAAATTTCTTATTTGAGGTAATATCACTATATCGATTTTTTAACTGTTTGATTAATATTTGTCCTGCTTCTTCTAAATTTTCATTACTAATAATAGCAAACATAAAATCTGCAGTTGCGGGAAGTCCAAAACTCTCACTAGTATCTTCAAGACCAACATCTGTATTTTGAAAACCTTGCCTATTCGTTTGGGTAGCCGACAAAATAGGAACATCAAACTCTACTGCCAATCCTCTAAGTTCTTCTGCTATAGATTTAATATAACTGTAAGAGTTTACATATTGTCCTGGTCTAATTCTTGAAGAAGAACATATATTAATATAATCAACAAGAATCATATCTGGTTTGAAATTTCTCTTGAGATTTAGTTCATTCAATAACGATCTGAAATGGTTTGTACTAGCCGCGGCTGTAGGATATTCCTTGATAATCAATCTACCTTTAACCGTACTCTTGAGATCTTCTATCTTCTTTTGATACATCTGTTTAGGTAAGCTTACCAAATCGTCTAATTTAATATTCAACAAATTTGCATCTATTCTTTCTGCAATTCGTTCTTCTGACATTTCTAATGTGATATACAAAACATTATGTCCCTGTGATAAGGCACCAGAACTAACATGACACATAAACAACGATTTACCAACACCTGTTCCTGCAAGAGCAATATTTAAAGTTTTAGAAGATAGACCACCTTGTGTTATTTTATTGAAGAAGTCAAGATCAAAGGGGATTTTCTTTTCAATCCTATGATAAAATGCATAACGATCATCAGAATCCAAAAGGTAATCATGGCCGACATGAGGATCAAAACTAACAGAAAGAGCATCGGTAAGCAACTCAGGAATAGCACCCTTGTCATCTTTAGATTTTTCAGGTTCATCCAATATTTTAATTGAGTGGACAACGGCATTGTATATTGCTTTGTCTTGACAGAATTTTTCTGTTGTTTCCAATAACCATTGAATATCTGATTTTTCATTTTTTTGCCCTTCCAAATGGGTTAATAATTCTGTTACGTTTTCAAATTCCTCATCCTTCAATGGAGTATTATCTAACTCAATAACTAACGCCTCTTTAGTGGGCAAATTATTATACTTGTTGATGAATAGGTCTACTTGCTGATATAATAATTTATCTGTATGTTCTAAAAAGTAATCTTTTTTTAAAAATGGTAATACTTTTCTAGAATATTCTTCATTATGTAATAGGTTCTTTAATATTATTGTCTCTATCCGCTGCTGCATGTTTGTCCATTTGTGTTTGTATAATTTCTATTATCCATTCTCCTAATCGTTTTTCAAATTCCTTACCATCTTCTTCGGTAATTTCATATCCCAGATCATGTGGTGGTACTTCAATATCATATTCATATTGACAAGCTATATCATCGCCCGTCAAATCTTGTTCTACTAATTTAAATGATGTATATCTAATTACCGCACCATCAAATGGTGAACCATCTTGAATTACTATACATAATGATTTATCATCTGGATCATTTGGATTTGAACATTCTTTATAGGGTTCTTCTCCTGTTTCAAAATATGGATCATTTAATGTAGTCCTTAAATCTGTATCAGATTTATTACCTTCTTTAAAAAATTCACTTTTCTTTGGCATCTGTTACCTCACTTTCTTCATCAAATCCACCATAAAGAAAAACTTTCTTGGCATGATCATTTAGCTTATCAAGGATTTCTTGTGTAAAATACTTTTCGGGATCATTTAAAATTGCCTTACCAAACACCTTAGAACCATCTGGCATTTCATATCTTGTAGATACTTTGGTAAAGATTCCTGCGTCCTCTGCTAACTCAATGAGTCCATAATACCTATTCAAACCTTGATCATATCTTAAGAGAACATCAATTTTTTTATTTTCTTTAGTCAATCTAGATTTGAAATTTTTACAATGAATTACATTTCCTACAACATCAGTTCCTTCTTTTTCTTTTCTCTTGGAAAGAAATATAATAGTTGAGGCGGCATATTGTAAACCACTACCACCACCCATTACATCAGTTGGAAACATTGTACCCATCTGTTTGTATGTATGATTGGTCACTAAAAGTGGAATACCTGCTT